CTCACAAAAGAACAACTTACAAAGATTGTAATAGAAGAGATAGAAAAAGCCAAAACTCGCTTGATAGACAGGGCTTTGGAGGTTGAAAAAAAGGGCCACAAAGGTTCTGAAATGTCTGCTGAAAAGGAAGCTAAATTTAAAAGCTGGGCCTCAAAACAATCTGAAGAAGCTTTGAGAGATTATATTAACAAACATAAATAACTTGACAAGTTATAAAAAACATGTTATAATACATTCATCCTTTTAATCATGGAGTCAACATGAAGTATCTACTTATGGGAGCTTTGCTCACTTGGTCCTCTGCCGCAAACGGCGATGATGAGAAGCCAAAATTTAGTAATATTAAACAAGGCGAAGTCGCACCATTTGATGGGCGGCTTTTTAACGATGCTGCTGTATCCAAGATTATTGTTGATAGCCAATTCCAAAACCTTGAGTGCAAATTAAGAGTTGATTTTGAGATCGGCCAAGTAAAAGCCGAAGAGCAATATAGATACGATATTCTGTATGCTAAATCAGAAGCAGACAATCAGCGATTTACCGATGTGATTAGTATTCGAGATCAGCATATCCAGAGTTTAGAAAAGTATGTTCGCCCTTCAAATGCTCATTGGTGGGCAATTGGTGGCTTCACAGTTGGCGCGGGGGCAGCAATCGGCATTATGTATGCTATTACACCGGGGTTGCGATGAGCAAAAAGGATCCGAATTATACAGTAAAAGTTGAGAAAGCAATTGCGAAGAAATATGGTGAAGAAACAATACAACACCCGAAGAGCAATTGGACAGACGAGAAAGAAAAAGAGTATTTGGCTCAATTAAAAGAAACACACAAATACTATGAAGACAAAGAAGATTTTGATCGAGAAGAAGTAAATGGGGTTTTTATTCCCAAAAAACTACTTAATAAAGAATCCGAACGATCTTGTCCGGTTTGTAATACATACTCTTTTAAATCAAACGATGATGTCTATATGACGAAGTTTGATTGTTGTGAAAAGTGCTACATACAATGGATTGAGGGTCGGGAAGATAGATGGAAAAAAGGATGGAGACCAAATAAATGAGTTCAAACACACTAAAAATCGTACAAGGACTTGCTCAAGCAGCAGCCAATTCATATGACGGCTCACATGATGAGCGATATGCTGCCGATGGAAAAGCGCGAAAGGCCGGTCTTAGCCGCGAAGAGGGTGATCCTATTCTTGACAAGAGAGTGATTGATGGATTTAAAGTTAAATTTTCTGGCAATGGAATGTGTATTAATTACCAATCAGAGATTAAACTTAAAGAAGTGTATGCTGGTGGGTTCGAAGACGAAATCGCAAGACGAATTAATGAAATTAAAAAGTTCTTACAAAAAGAATATAAAGCCATCACGGGCGAATCAGTTAGAATTACTCCTATGAAAGATGATGAAGTACATGTTATGGTGCAGTCAGTTTCTCGCGTTCATTCTTGGGTACAAGCACACCAATGGTTTAAAATCTCAGGTGTTGATTCAGAACCAATCTTGTCTCCTTCTGAGGACACAGTAGATAAGTCAATCAGAGATTTTCTTTCTCTTAATTCTAAGAAGAGGCCAAGCAACGACACTAGGAAATAATGTCCTTTAAACTCTCAAAAAAAGAGATTGTAAAAGAAATCCTTAAGTGCGGGAAAGACCCAGTTTACTTTACAAACAATTTTTGTAGGATCTCACACCCGCTCAAAGGTCTTGTTCCGTTTAAAACTTATCCGTATCAAGATGACTTATTAAACGACTATAACGATTTCCGCTTTACAGTTATTCTAAAAGCCCGACAGTTGGGTATTTCAACCATTACAGCCGCATATTGTGTGTGGCTTATGTTGTTTCATCGCGATAAGAATGTTTTGGTTATCGCAACTAAATTTGCGACTGCTGCCAACTTGGTAAAAAAAGTAAAACATATCATGAAGAATTTGCCACCTTGGTTACAAGTGGCTACAATTTCAATTGATAATAGAACATCATTTGAATTATCAAATGGTTCTCAAATCAAAGCCGCTTCCACATCTGGCGATGCTGGTCGTTCTGAAGCTCTTTCGCTTTTGGTAATTGATGAGGCCGCACATGTTGACGGCTTAAAAGAATTATGGACTGGTCTATATCCCACTCTATCAACTGGTGGTCGTTGTATTGCACTATCAACTCCAAATGGTGTTGGTAACTGGTTTCATAAAACTTATATCGATGCCGACAATAAAGAGAATGATTTCCACCCAGTTTGTTTATCTTGGGATGTTCACCCCGAAAGAAATCAAGAATGGTTTGAGAAAGAGACAAAGAACATGTCTCGAAGACAAATAGCTCAAGAGTTAGAATGTAATTTCAATACATCAGGTGATACAGTAATTCATCCCGATGATATTGCTTGGCTTAACGAAACAATTAGAGAACCAGTATATAGAACAGGATACGATAGAAACTTTTGGATTTGGGAGAAGTTTGAAGAAGGGAACACCTATCTTCTTGTTGCTGATGTTGCGAGAGGGGATGGTGCTGATAATTCTGTATTTCATGTTTTAAAATTAGAAACCATGGAGATAGTCGCAGAGTACCAAGGGAAACCAAATTTAGATATGTATGCTCAAATGCTTTTCTCAGCAGGTACAGAATACGGAAATTGTCTTTTGGTTGTCGAAAACAACGGAATTGGTATATCCATCTTGGAAAAACTAATTACTCTTGGATATCCAAATCTTTATTACTCAATTAAATCGACACATGAGTTTGTTGAATCTGTTCAAGGCGAAGCTATGGACGGAGCAATAGCGGGCTTCACAACCTCTACAAAGACTCGTCCTTTGATTGTGGCAAAACTTGAGGAGTTTATAAGAAATAAAATGTTGAATATTTATTCGTCAAGAACTTTTCATGAATTTAAAACTTTCATTTGGAAAAATGGAAAACCTCAAGCCATGCGATCTTATCATGACGATTTGGTTATGTCTTTAGCTATTGCTTGTTGGGTAAGAGACACCGCACTTCAAGTAAATGAGCGAGATGTAGAATATAAAAAAGCAATCTTAAATTCTATGTATCTAAACAAAACCACCATGAATACTTCAATTAAAGGGATGAATGGATATGGTTCAGATATAAAAGAAAAACAATTAGAAGCAAAACAACAAATGAAAGATTTTATTTGGATTTATAAAGGATAGAAAAAATGGCCCCAAGAAGAAAGAATACTAGAAACCCCTATAATGACGAATCAGGGTTGTTCAAGCAATTAACAAGATTGTTTTCTGGCCCTCTTACACAGAGAAGAACACAAACTGGCCGCCAATTAAGAAGAAGACATTTAGATATTTATTCTTCTAAATTTAAATCTGCTTCCGGCCAGCAGTTTAAAAAGTCAGAATATAACCCCATGAACATTACCACTCTAAACATGATTTCAAATAGAAATCGTGCTGAGAGATATGTTGATTTTGATCAAATGGAATATGAACCAATTATTGCATCGGCTATTGATATATATGCTGATGAAATGACAACACATTCTTCTCTTCAGCCAATGTTGAGAATTAAATGTCCAAATGAAGAAATTAAATCTATTTTACATTCTTTGTACCACAATGTTTTGAACATAAATCATAATTTATTTGGTTGGTCTCGTACAATGTGCAAGTATGGAGATTTGTTTTTATATTTGGATATTGATGATAAAATGGGAATTAGAAGTTGCATTGGCCTACCTCCGCAAGAAATTGAGAGATTGGAAGGAGAAGATCCATCAAACCCAAATTATGTTCAATACCAGTGGAATAATGCAGGTATGACACTTGAAAACTGGCAAATGGCACATTTTAGAATTCTTGGAAACGATAAACATGCACCATATGGAACATCTGTTCTTGAACCTGCTAGACGAATTTGGAGACAACTTACCTTACTTGAAGATGCCATGATGGCTTATCGGATTGTAAGAAGCCCAGAAAGGCGAGTATTTAAAATTGATGTTGGAAATATCGCACCAAACGATCTC